ATCTGGCGGTAGATGTTCTGTATCTGCTCATCCTTGGTGAGGGTGAGTCCAACCTTCATCTCCTCCCATTTGCCGTCCCGTATCCATTTTCCGACGGAAACGCGGGATGAGCCGACGCGCTCCGCTATCTCGGCCTGTGTCAGATTCTCCTTCAGGTAAAGGACCTTCGCCCAGTCCTTCTTCTGTTGACTCGTTATTTGTCCCATTTATTCTTGGTTTTGTGCAAAATTGAAGCTTCCGCTCGTGATATCCTACAAAGTATCCAACCGTTTGAGACTTGTCTCTAATGATTAGATATAAGTCTCTAATGCTTATATACTTATTGGCAAGTGAAGTTTGTCTTGTGTAGTATTGCACAAAAATCAATGCGAATGGATACTACACCGAACTCTATAATCAACGGTCGCGAGGCCGACCTGCTCATATACGGCGAAATTGTCAACAACTCATACGACGATGATGAAAAGCTTCTCGGCAAAAGCATCGTCCAGGAGATATTGACCCTGTCCAACTCTTGCGACAGAATCAGGGTGCACATCAACTCGGAAGGAGGTGAGGTGTATGCCGGCATCGCCATCTTCAATGCGATCCGCACCTGCACCAAGGACATCACCATCTACACGGACGGCATCAGCGCAAGCATAGCTGGCATCATTGCGATGTGCGGCCGCAAGCACTATATGTCAAGATATGCGCGCCTGATGATACACAGCGTCAGCGCGGGCGTTTATGGCGACAAGAATGAGCTGATGGCCACCGTCGATGAGATACGATCCCTCGAGAACACACTCGCCGAGATCATCGGAAACCGCATAAAGTGCACCCCGGAGGAAGTCAAGGCTCGTTACTTCGACGGGACTGACCACTGGTTCACAGCGCAGGAGGCTGTGGATGCGGGACTCGCTGATGGCATCTACGATATCGGCGTGGAAGCCGATGAGAAGGGTACGCCGGAGAACATCTACAGGACTATTTTTACGAACCGTGCGGCAATCCGCACACAGATTTCACGCAATATGGACATAACAAAATTTCAGCAGATGCCCTTGTTTGCCAATGCGGCAAGCGAGGAAGATGTCCTGAAGACCGTCGAAAGCCTGCTCGGACAGGTCGAAAGACTGGAGACCGAGAATGAGCAGCTCCGTGAGAGGCTCAAGCAGATCGAGGAAGAGGACATCGAGAAGATCCTTGACGCGGCGGTCTCCGCCGGCAAGATAGAGGAGGGCGAGAAGGATGACTACCGCACATTGCTCAACTCCAACCGTGCAGCAGCCGAGAAGGTACTCTCATCGCTCAAGGGGCGCCGTCAGGTGAAGAACGACATCAGCAACACTCCTCAGAAGAAATCCGGTTACACCAACTGGGATGACAGGATGGAGGAAATCCGCAGCCGTCGCGCTGCCCGTTAGTATGGACACCAAGAAGAAGCCTTGCGCTCCTAAGAAAGTGGTCGGCGGAACCACCGACCAGGGCAAGAACAGCAAGGTGGACTGGAAATCGTCCAAGAGCCCGTTAACAATGTAACAACAACACAAACCATCAGACATGGCATTAACTATCACCAACACCAACTACAGCGGCGAAGTGCTTGAGCAACTGCTCACCCTCGCCACCACAGGAAACGAGATTGTGGACAAGGGAATTGTAAGGGTTGAACCCGGCATCCGTTCGCAGCTGTCGCTCCCACGAGTGAAGACATCCAACGTCCTTCAGAAGCGCAAGGCGATGCCCGAAGCGTCGGACTCCAAGGGCGGCTTCACCTACAGCGAGAAAGTTCTCGCGCCGAAGGACTTCATGGCCTTCACCACATTCAACCCCCGCACCTTCGAGTCGGTATGGAGACCGTTCCAGCCACAGGGTAACCTCGTGTTCTCGGAACTGCCCCCCGATGTGCAGAACACGCTCCTTGCGGAACTCGCCAAACAGGTCAAGTTCGAGCTGGGTAACCACATCATCAACGGCGAGTACGCCGAGAGCGGCGACAACAAGCTCTTCAACGGCCTTGTGTACCGCATGAATGCGGCATCCGACAAGATTGTCGCAACCACTACCGAGACGACAGTCATCGGACGTCTCTGCGCCCTCTACGACTCCATCCCCGATGCAATCCTCGACAATCCCGAGCTTCGCATCATACTCTCGACGGCCGACTGGCGCAAGTATCAGAGCGAACTCATTGCGCAGACCTACAAGGGTCCCGACTATACCAAGCTCGGTCCCGACCTCTTCAAGGGCATCAAGATCGAACGTCTTGTCAAATGGCCCGCAAACCTCTATGTCTGCACCATCTGCGGTATGGAGACCACCACCAACCTATGGGTGGGCGTCAACCTTGCGGACGATGCCGACGTGGTTCAGATCGACAAGATCTCCAACGCTGGTGAGCTCTACTTCTTCAAGCTCCTGATGAAGTGTGACACACAGGTTGCCTTCGGTGAGGAAGTTGTATGGCTCGACAAGCGCACTCCCGCATCAACGGGCAGCGGCAGCGGTTCGGGCAGCGGTTCGGGTTCAGGAGCTGGAGTGTAGCGTATGGAGATCAGCGGACAGGGATTGGAACTCGTCAAGAGGCACGAGGGCTGCAGTCTTGACGCGTACAGGTGTCCAGCCGGCGTCTGGACGATAGGCTACGGCCATACCGACGGCGTGCGCCTGGGACAGCGGATTACCGCACAGGAGGCTGAGGAATGTCTCAGGCGTGATCTCAAGGTGGCGCAGAGCTGTATCAATGCATCCGTCAAGCGCCCTCTGTCGCAGGGACAGTACGACGCCCTTGTCTCGTTCTGCTTCAATGTGGGCTGCGGAGCTTTCCTCCGCAGTACCCTTTTAAGGATGGTTAAGGCTGACCCGTCGGATGTCCTCATCCGGGATGAGTTCCTCAAGTGGAACCGCGCCGGAGTGAAGGTTCTCGACGGACTGACGGCAAGGCGGCGCGAGGAGGCCGATATGTACTTCAATGGATAGCTGGCTCGAATTCGTCGTTATGCCGCTTGTGGGAGTGGCTGTAGGTTGGCTCGGCAAGGTAATGACAACCAAGCGCGAGCGCAAGAAGAGTGATCTGGATATGATAAGCGAGGCGATATCACCCCTGCTGCAGTCCATACACGAGCTGACCGAACACAATCGCGACCTGGTGACACGTCTCACCGACGAGCAGACAAAGACGCTCGAGTATATGAACAAAGCCCGCGAACTGATGGATGAGCGATCTGAGCTCCTTGCAAAGATAGACAAGCTCACCCGCCAGGTGGAGGCTCTCAAGAAGCTTCTCAAAGACCATCTCAAAGACAATTTGAAAGATAGTGAATAACCATTTAAACAACGATTAACATGACAGGATATGTAAACGGAAGCGACCTGCTCATCAAGCTCGGTACCGACGGTGCCATCGGTCACTGCACAAGTCACACCTGCACGTACAGTACCGAGACGAAGGATGTCGCGGTCAAGCCTGCGGCCAGTCAGGCGGCAAGCAACGCCTCTCTCTTCAAGAACAAGCGCGTGACGGGTCTCTCGGTGCAGATACAGGCCAACGGCATAAAGTTCTATCAGGAGACCGAAGCCGGGTTCAAGGTTGCGGTCGCCAAGTGGGCGCTCGGACAGAGCGTGCCGGTATCAGCGTTCGAGCGCGGTCACGACTCCACGCCCTACGTCTCGGGCAACTTCATCATCACAAGCCTCAAGGAGGACAATCCTGCAGGCGAGGATGCGACATACGACATTACCCTTGACAATGACGGCGCTGTAACCGTCGATGCCACAAAGGTTGACCTCAATGGCGGGTCAAGCTCCGGAGGTGGCAGCAGTACAGTAGGCAGCGGCAGCGGTAATGGCACTACATAACGGAGGAATGTATGAATCAGATAACCATCAATGGGCAACAGTACCCCTTCAGAGTCACCTTCGGAGGGATGATGAGGTACAAGAACCTCACCGGCAAGGACGTGAAGGATATTGCAGCGGACGACATGGAAGGTCTTCTGATGTTCTTCTGGTGCTGCACCGTGGCCGCCTGCAATGCGGACGGCGTGGAATTCAAGTATGACCTGCAGCGCTTCGAGGACTCGCTGACAATCGACGATATAAACCGTATGACGGAGATATCGGACGAGGGTGTAAAAAAAAAGTAGGCAGCAGTGAGGATGGGGGCGAAAACCTGACAATCGAACAGCTCTGCGGTATTGCGATGGGGTGCATAGGGATGAAGCTGGAAGACTTCTGCTGCTGCACCCCTTCTCAGTTCGGGGAGATACACAGCGCCTGGCTGAAGGAGCGGGAGTATGAGTCAAGACGCGGATGGGAGCAGGCAAGGTTCCTTGCAATGGCTGCCGTCCAGCCTTACAGCAAGAAGGCGCTCAAGCTGTCCGACATTGCGGTATTCCCGTGGGAGAAGCCGGTTGTCCCGAAGGCAAAACAGGGTGAAGCCAGCACGCAGGAGCGGATGATGCAAGTGCTCTCAAGGCTTGGATAAATAGTATCCAATTAACCTTAAAATGTATTTTTATGAAACGTTTTTTAACAGCACTCAGTTTATGTATGGCTATAATGGCGGCCTGTGCGAAAGATGCCATTCCGTTGCAAGTGGGCGGACCTGTCAGAATACGTTGCGATGACTCGACGCGTCTGTATGTCAATCAGACTTGCACCTATAACGTCGAAAACCCATTTATTGCTTCCGTGAGTGACGGTGTGGTACGGGGTTGTCACGTTGGTACTACATCAATCTATGTTTCCACACTCGAAGGCGAGGAAGTGGTAATGGCGACGGTGGATGTGCTGCCCCGTATCACCGGCATTCCTGAAGCGGAGGATCTGCTCGGGCGTGATGTTGCAAATATGATATCAATACTCGGCAAGCCTGTCAGTATAAGCGACGGTTATTACCATTTTACCACAGAAGGTTTGTCGCTCATATCGGCTAAGATTGAAAAGGGAATTGTCAGCGCCATATTCTTCGTGTCCGATGATCAAGATAGGCTTGCCGCCTACCTTGATGAAAGGTATGAACGTGTGGCGGGTCTGTACAGGCGGGGTCAGATAATCGCTGCAAGGCGAGGTTCTGTGGTTATCATAAAGCTTAAGTCGTAACATTTATGTCTGAAACCGTATCTATAAAAATCAAGCTGGATGATGGAGGTGGATTCAAGACCATCTCCATTTCAGCTGACGATTTGGCCAAAGCAGTTGAGAATGTCCGCTTGAAAACCGACAAGCTGAATCACACAATAGTCAACATGTCGGCCGTGACCCAAGTCGCTTCCGCCGTGTCGGATGCATTTGGCCAGCTCAATCAGATGATGTCCGCCCTTACACAGTCCTATGCGCAGCAGAAGGAGGCGGATACAAAGCTGGCGGTCGCGATGCGCAACACGATGGATGCGACGGATGCCGAGATAGCGTCCATCCGTAACTTCATCGATGCGCAGGAGCGTGCCGGTGTCGTCGCCGGTGACGTGCAGACGGCGGCGGCGCAGGAATTGGCCACCTACCTTGGGCTCTCCTCATCGCTTGAGACCATCATTCCGACGATGAATGATATGATAGTCCAGCAGCTCGGCATCAACGCAAGCGCTGATAGCGCGGTGCAGATAGCCACAATGCTGGGCAAGGTGATGAACGGCCAGACCAAGGCGCTGAGCAGATACGGTTATGAATTTTCGGAGGCGCAGGAATATATCCTGCAGTTCGGCAATGAGAGTGAACGTGCGGCCATTCTGTGCGACGTGGTCGGGCAATCTGTAGGAGGGATGAATGCCGAGATGTCCAAGACCGACATCGGCCGCCAGGTGCAGCTGTCCAATGTGATGGGCAAGATTGGGGAGAATATAGGAGGAGTGCTCAGGGAGGTGCAGCCGATGGTCTCGGGCCTTGCACAGGTGGGGCAGAGTGTGACGGGAGTCGTGCAGCTCGGAGCTGCATTCAAGTCACTGTCGTCGGTACAGGCCATAGCGACAGTCAACACCAGGATGCAGGCGGCGGCGCAGAAGCTTCTCGGCGCTGCGGGTTATACAGCCGCGGCAGGCACGACGGCCCTCAAGGTCGCCACGGCGGCACTGTACGCCACCCTTTCATTGGGGCTGACGCTTGCCGTGCAGGGGTTGGTAGAGCTCTTTGTGCGGCTTGGCGACAAGGGCGGGGATGCTGCCGCCAATCTTGATGGAGCCGCTGATGCCGAGCAGGCGTTCAAGAGTGCGTCAATGGACGTGCGGCTTGCGCTTGCGGAGGAGACAATAAAGCTTGAAGAACTTATCAAGAAGAAAAAGGATGCATCCAAGGAGATTGAGCATTTGAACTCCACGTACGGAGACATATTCGGTACGCATCGGACGGCCGCCGAATGGTATGATGCCCTGACCGGGAAAAGCGAGGCATACTGCCGGCAGCTTGGGAACGAAGCCCAGGCAAGAGTGCTGGCAAGGCGAATCGCAGAGAAAGAACTTGAGGTCAATAAACTCAAGTCGAGAATTGAGGAAAATAAGACTAAGACCCAGCCTCAGCCGTCGTATCCCGGTGTCGGAATGCCCGTGCCAAGTCTTGTCAAACCAATAGACCCCGACGGAATCCTCAAGAAGCAGCTAGGTGCACTGGAGGGGGAGATACGTCAATTGAAAGCCGATTTTGATGGGTGTAACGAGTCGGCGCGCGCGGCAGCGGAGGAGATGGGTGGCATGACAATCGACAAGGAGATCTCCAGGGATGCAAATAAGCTGACTGAAGACCTTGAGAATTACGCCAGGAGTGTGGAGAATGCCGTGGCTGTCAGCCGCACCTTTTCATCCGCAGTCAATGAGGATGATATCCGCCTCCAGGTGATGAAGAGCGGAATCACATCACTTATCAGTGCATACGGTCTCGAAGACGAGAGGATAAAGCAGCTGGTGACCGACTACCGCTCTTTGCAGAGGGCGCGCAGCGATTCATTCGGGCGGCTGCCCGGTGTCTCTTCGCCCATACCGTCCGTCAGCAGCGTTGTTGATTCATCGGCTCCGCTCGGACGCAGGGGCATTTCTACGGGATTGACCGTCCCTGTCGAGATGCCGCAGATGAAGATGGCGATGCCGGCGCTCTCGCAGTATGAGCAGGCATTGCAGAAATACCGTGAGCTCAGCGCATCCCTCTCCGGCGCACTGCCGTCACAAGCTGACAGCATACGTTCTGCGATGCAGGAACTCGAGAGGCTCTACGGCATACAGGCCGAGGGCAACGATTCCCTGTCAGGTACCGTCACGGCGCTTGGAGCCCTCTCTTCGGCAATGGGCGCACTCAGTGGAGTGGTGGATGATTCGACGGCGGCCTGGCTCTCCTGGGGTGCCAATGTCCTGCAGGCTGTGGGGCAGGCGCTGCCCGCATTGGTGACACTGTTCACCGCCAACAGTGCTGTTGCTGAAACAGGCGCTGCAGCATCCGTTGCCTCTATACCTTGGGTGGGTCCTGTGCTTGCCATAGCGGCAATGGCATCCATAGCGGCGGCGATAGCCGCCATACCGAAATTCGCACAGGGTGGTATAGCATACGGCCCGACCCTCGGTGTGTTCGGAGAGTACCCCGGCGCCTCGAGCGACCCCGAGGTAGTGGCTCCTCTGTCCAAGCTGACATCGCTCATCCCTATGAGGGGTGTGGATGGCGAGGTGCATTTCTATATAGACGGATACCGTCTGAAGGGCATCCTTCAGAAGGTTGACAAAGTCAACGGGAGGGTAAGCTGATGGCTCTGGCGCGGAAATACTACGGAGAGCTGCTCGCCCTTGGGGAAGTGGCCTGGAAGGTGGAGATATTCGTGGAAGGATTCACGGGTGCCGCCACCGAAGTTCGTTTTCCTCACGATTCTCCGCTTGTCATCGAGTGGAGCGAGACGTCCAAGCTGGACCCGCTGCAGCCGTCACACGCAACTCTCACGCTGATCAGTGACACGTCTTTCGAGTTTCTTGACCTTTATAGCGTCGGATACGGGAATTGCCGTCTGGATGTCTATCGTCATAACGGCACGGCGTACGCGCTCTACTGGTCCGGCTGCATAGATCCGGAGTTGTACGAGGAGCCATACAGGTCGCTCAACGGATATGATGTAACCCTCACCTTCAGCGACCTTGCGCCGTTGGATGTGGCATCGTGGCAGCGCACCGGGCTTTCTACCATAGCTGACATAGTGGATGCCTGTATAGCCAAGACAGGAGTTCTATGTGGTACTACCGAGAAACATATAAGCACGATGATATCCACCACGGCGCTCACGCTTCAGGAGGTCAGCGTCAACCAGGATAACTTCTATGACGAGGAAGGCGAGGCAAAGACTATGCGCGAAGTGTTGACAGAGGTACTCCGTCCGTTTGCACTGCGCATCGTGCAGAAGGCCGGGCGTTTTGTCATCTATGACCTGCAGTCGGCATATCAGTTGACGGCGTCCAATGTGCAATGGGATGGCGACGATGCCTCCCTCTCGATGGATGCCATCTACAACAATGTAAAGGTTACATTCAGTCCGTACGCCGAAGCCAAGATGATGGAAGGCACCGTTACACGCGATGACAGTCTCGGTGCGCAGTCCGGAAGTTCGTCCGGGTATCAATCCATACGGGTGTATAAGGATTACGAAAGGGATCAGTATGCAATGATCGCTGCGCCTGTCGGCTTTTGGATACACTGGAAAAGCGGTATGACCAGCAATATGACCATTGATTCGTCAGTGCGCTTCTTTCAAATCAATACCGTCAACAGCGGGGATGAATGTGAGGGTGTTATCTCGTTTCAGCGCAGCGGAGATTATCCTGTCCGCGCAAACAATACGGTCAATCCTGCAACGAGCGCCCATCTGGTGACACCCGCCAATCCCGGGTCTTCCGAGAGTCAGACCAATCACGCCATCATCACCTGTCCAAGGGTGTACCTTGGGTACTCGTCCATCTCCCGGAACAATTACAGGCTGCGCATCAGCCTTGACCTCCTGTTTGACGTGCGTTACAACCCGTTCGAGGATGCTTCCGAGAATAATGACCAGGATGCGTACGAGGACATGAAGGACTGGTGCAACTACGGCTACGTGCCGATACGCCTCACCCTGAGGAATGCGGCGGGCACTGTGCTGTACCATTTTGAGAATTACCGCGTGATGCAGGGCAATGGTTATGACCACGCGGGACAGAACAGTCAGTGGGCACAGGGAGATGCCGGATGGGGGCGTGCATGGCTGGCTTATTATGACAAAAGTGACCTCAAGAGTGGGACGGGCTTCGGCGGATGGCGGGGCAACCGACCAATTATCGGCTATTACAGAGGCGATCTGCCACGCAAGTGGGAGGGAATGGATGACGGGGAGTATATCGACCTTCCGCCTGTCGGAGGTTTCTTGCACCTTGAGATAGGTAACGGCATACATCAGTTCGACTATGGCCGCGAGGTCAAGCCGATTTACCAGTGGGTGCGATGGCTGGCATATAAGTCGCCTTCAATAACACTTTGTGACATAAACGGAAAGGAGGCAGAGATGAAGGACATAGAGGATACGGCGTGGCTGAATGCCTCGGCCAAGGAATCCCTCACTATAGATACCCTCGTAGGTACAGCGCCGGCCAAATACGGCGTACCCAACGGTAAGGGGCAGATATATGGTTCTGACAGATCCATTTTGACGCAGTTTACGCGTCACGGTACAACCGCGCGCCTTGAAAGACTCCTTATAGGTACGGTTTACAGCCAGTATGCCGGCAGACATATAGTGTTATCCGGCACCACTGTGCTGCTTCCGTCCTTCGGCATATACGGAGATGCCGTCATGGCAGGCAAGTTTATCCTGCTGTCAGAGCGGCAGGATATCCGGAGTAATACATCGGAGATAAGGATGGTGCAGTTTGATGAAGACAATTATATGGCAGTTGAAGTATGAGTAACTACAATGTAAAGACCACAGGAAGGACGGCGCTGTCAAGAAGCAAGCGCCTGAAGATGGCGGGTGCGTCATCCTCGGTGACCACAACGGTTACCAACAACGGTGCCGAGCAGCAGAAGGCCGTACTCTATACGGAGCAGCAGCTGACACTGGCGCAGCAGGAGCAGGCTCGGGCCAATATAGGGGTGGATAACTTCGAGGTAACATTCGCTTACGAAGATAACGATGAGCGGTGGGACATTTCTCCCGCCTACTCTCAGGTGCAGGAAGCTTATCTTGCAGGGAGAAAAATTGTAGCAAAAAAAATCACAAATAACATTGCTGCGTTTTTGCCTCTTGTCGATGTGCAGGACGATACTGCCACAGCTGGCGGGACTACCTTCACCTTCAGATTTGAGGGCGTTGTGAACGGCGTACCTACATACGCTGAATGTAATGCGCAAGCTGCGGTATGGGGAACAAGAGGAAATGATAATGTGTGCTACATTGACTTTACCGTGTCAGGCTCACAAGCTCAATGCAATCCCGGATTTTCCGGAGCGGTGGCGGCGCACAATGCGGGTAAATTGTTGGTAGCAAGAAATACTGATGGCGATACAACATATATCCCTCTTTACAGTGTTGTGTACAGCAACAATGCGATTTCTAACATCATTTTTCAGAAGACTGACGGCGAGAACATCTTTGAGGCTGAGATTACCAGTACTGCCGCCACTTGGACTCAAAGATATGTCAGTACTGTATCAACATCTCAGCAGTCACTCACCTCGGCCCAGAAGATGCAGGCAAGAAAAAATCAAGGCTTGTACTATGAGGAAGAAGGAAGGGTGGATATAGAGTATGACGGAACATACGAAGGAGAGGATGACTTTGTTAAAATTTCCGATGAAATACCAACGAGGGCGCAATTGCTTGCTGCCAATTTAACATATCGGTATTGCGGTAATACATACGATTTCCAACTTTCGGATGAGGAAATAGTGGATATGTCACGATATGGTTTGGACGGGTATATACAATGTGGACACATAATTTATGATGCGGATGAAGAAGGTATTGGGGTGTCAATAATTATTGCAAACGACCCGTTCGCAACCGAAGAGGGTATTCCGAAAGGAATTTATACCCTTCGTAACCCAGACCGACCTGTTGTTGCAGGGGAAGAATCCTATCTCGAAAGTATATCTTATGATGCAACTGTTGTTCATCAGATTGAAACGAAGTATATTCCATCTGTAACAATCCCTGCTCCTACTTTTGAAGTTGAATTCACACAAAATCAAGGTGATGAATGGGAGTGCAGTGAGACCTTTGAGGATATTATGGCGGCACACAATGGTGGTAAAATTGTGTTGGGAAAACTTGAGTATGACGATCATTATATATGGCTTAATTTTACAATTTCGTCAGATGAAATTATATATTTCAACGGATTGTACGAAGATGAAATATATGAATTAACCATAGATGAGGATGAAAATGTTGATTGTAAAAATTACAGGTATGTAACTACCGATGAAGACCAATCATTTACAAGCAGTGAAATAGAAACCATAAAGACAAATCTACAGATAGTTGATGGTCCTACACAAGCAAAAAAGGATGAATGGGATGCCAAATACGATTTGCCACAGAATGGCATACCCAAATACGACCTTTCATCTTGGGTGCAAGCAGCTTTAAATTGTGGGTATAGTTCCTTGCAACCTTCCGATTTGATTCAATATAGAACTGCGGCAGAACAAAACGTTATTGATGCAGCGAAGGTGGATAAGGTGCAAGGCAAAGGTCTTTCAACCAATGATTATACAAATCAAGAAAAGTCAAAAGTTGCATCTGCCGCACAACTATCTGACCTAAATAATTATGTAGAGAAGGTACAAGGCAAAGGTCTTTCAACTAATGATTATACAAATCAAGAAAAGTCAAAAGTTGCAAGTATTGGTGAATTTGAATATAAGACAGGTGCATCAAATAGTGTGTATATTAGGACGGATATACAACATAGTAGTTGTGTGCAAATTGCCTTCGTGATTAACGGTATTTTTTACAGCAGCGTAACCGAACAAAGTATAGTTACGATACTTGGCTTGGGCGCATTGTATGATTCTGCTGTTAGTATAGAACGGCATCAATATATACGCTTCGGAAACGGTGATTGCACGAGCATTAAGGTTTATTACGAGGATGGGTATATAGTCTTATATGTACACAATAGTTTTGGATATGGAAATATTAACGCAAAAGTATGGTTGCGTGATAACCCTGCAATCAATCATATTACATCTTTTTCAAGCACAGCTCCTACAAATCCTACAAGAGAAATAGTATTCAATGATGTTACATACCTTAAGACCAACGGTATAGAGATAGATGAGCATAATGGAGAGAGTTGTACTATCAAGAGGATAATTACAGACAACAATGTATCTACTACATATCAACTTGATATATCTATTGATGCAAATGGAAATATTAAGTTGATACCGAGCGGAAATTCAACTTTGACAATCGACGGTAATTTGCAGGTTACGGGAACAATTAACGGACAATGAAAACAATACAGGCAATGAATATATATCAAGGTGAACCCCTGTCTGACTCAATGCGCTTCAAGTCGGGAAGCGGTTATATATCAGACCTTTCATTATACCAACTTGAGGCACTCATCAGAAGTGTGTCTGGAGTAGTCTATAAAACATGGAGCTCAGCATCCGGTACCATAGTTAAGACAGTTGTCAATAATATCGGCTATGCCACATTTACAATGAATGGAGCGGAAACGGCCCTGATGAAGCCTGGTCGCTATACCATTGAGGTGGCATACGTTATTAATGGCTCCAGGGCAATAGGGGTTGCGCATAGGTGCATAACTATTAAAGCGGCCAGACTGCGGAGTGGTACCAATTTATAACAATTTAAACAGTCTTTATATGATTATCGAAAACCAATTAAGCAACCCGGAGATCATCCACTCTCAGTCGGAGGATTGGGAGATGATCCTCCATCAAGTGATGATGGGTTCCCCTGGGTCTCCGGGATCCTCTTACGACGACACAGTGATTGTCGAAAGGATTGAAGACCTGGAGGAATCGGAGCATGACCACACCAACAAAAACCTCCTCGACTCACTGAACCAGCAGATGCTTGACGGATGGGGCAGTAAACTTGAGCCTAAGTTCGCCATTCAACTGCCTATGCCCAGTGAGCAAACCTTGAACAAACTTTATCTCATTCCAACATCTGACACGACAAAGTTTAAAGGGTATGTAACCAAAGCTTCTACGATTGAAGGTGTGACCACTTATGCTTTTGTAGAGTTGAGTGGAGGCAGTAGTACATCTGACTATACGAATTTATCCGACAAACCTAGTATCGAGGGGGTAACTCTATCGGGCAACAAGACTGCCGCACAATTGGGACTCATGAAATCGAGTGATGTATCCGACTGGGCAAAGGCTGCCAACAAGCCCTCCTACACCGCACAGGAGGTTGGAGCATTACCGTCAAACACGAACATTCCAACCAAGACGAGTGACCTTACAAACGACAGTGGATTTTTGACAGGACACCAGAGTTTGCAAGCTTACCGTACTGCCACCGAGCAATCAGCTCTTGATGCAACAAAGGTAGACAAGGTGCAGGGTAAAGATCTATCTACCAACGATTATACCGACGAAGATAAGTCCAAAGTTGCATCAGCTGTGCAACCTGCCGCCCTTGATAATTATGTTGAGAAGGTGCAGGGTAAAGGATTGTCCACAGAGGATTACACGGCTTCTGAAAAGACCAAACTTGCTGGGTTGTCAAATTATGATGACACGGCTTTGACTTCGAGGGTATCAGCCATAGAGGGTAAAGAGAGTGGATGGAATGCAAAAGCGGAGAAGTTGCTTGTCACTTTCACAAGAAACGATACTGTAACTGTAACAAGCGATACGACGTATGCCACAATCAAAGCGGCAGCAAATGCAGGAAAGATAATATTAGGGCATTTAAACGATAACATTGATGACATTAATGTGGCAATGTCTTTCAATGGAGTTCACAGTGTAGGAGAAGTTTCTGAATGCGTTAAATTCTGCGGATTCATATCTGGCGTGTTGTATGAAATTACTGGTAATTCATTATCTTTTGAATTTTTGTCAAGGGTATTTTATACCAAACCCGTTAGTGGCATTCCTTCTTCGGACTTGTCGTCAGCAGTCCAGACATCGCTTGGCAAGGCTGATTCGGCTCTGCAAAGTCATCAATCCCTTGATGCTTATCGCACATCTGCCGCACAGGATGTCATTGATGCAACAAAGGCAAGCAAGGCGAGCAATCCAACGGCAGGACATATCGCAACTCTTGACTCCAACGGCAACCCTACCGATGGCGGCAAGACAATCGCAGACCTTACGGATATAATCTATGGCTATATGCATAACGGAACATTCTACCTAACAAGGACAGGTTCTGCTGGCGCGTATGTCTATTCGGACGCAGTTACACCGGAGACGGATATGCAGTACACCGACAAGGAAGGGAATGTGCCTTATATTTGGGATGGTGCTGCCTATCAGCCTATCGGTGGCGGTAGTACTCCGCAGAGCGAAGCGGTATCCTTCAACATCACATCGTCTGACGGACAGGCAACCCTCACTGGAGCGCAAATTATCGTGAATGTAAGCGGTGTGGCATCGCCCACTATCGTAACCCTTGACGCTAACGGTCAGGGCAGCACAAGCGTATCCATCGGCACTCCGTATAGCATCGTTTACCCGTCAATCGCAGGATACACCAAACCTGCCGATGCGGAGTATATCGCTATGACGAGTTCAAGGAGCATCATCCGCAGTTATAACAAGATTGAACTGCTTAACCTCACGAGCCAAGTACATGTAGAAGAATCGTCCAATCCTCTTTGGACACTGGGTGGCAATCCGCAGATTGTGGATAACATCCTCGGCATCTATGGCTCTTATGTCATTGATGAGATAAACAAGAAGTATGCAAGGTTGTCTCCTGCCGACCATTCCAAGTTCCTTGACGGTACGGCTTGGACGGGGACTTACGGAAACTCCTTCCGCAGATTCCCGCGCGTGTACTACAAGTTCGACACAACCACGAAGATACTCTATATCTCCGACTCGCTTTTCGATGCCGATGCGAAGCACTGGGACGAGACTTGGATAGGCACTTACAAGGGTTCGGTGCAGTCCAATGTCTTGAGGTCTATTCCTGACGTAACTACAGCAGGCAATATGAATATGTACGATTTTTGGATGGCGGCACAACGCAATAGCGGTGACTACGGACTTGTCAATTACTTCGACCATTGTCTGCTAAACGCCCTGCATCTTTGCAAATACGGTAACGCCAACTCGCAGCAGACTATGGGAGGAGGTTTGCAGGATGCAGGCACAAATTATTTTTTGCATACCACAGGAACAACCAAAGGTCTTGGTGACGCAACGGGTTCATCGCAGTATTTGTCAACTAACTTTACAATGTGCAAGTTATTCGGCATTGAGGATTTGGCAGGTTCACAGTGGGAGTTCAGACCTAACATCAGATTCAGTGGAACGGATGCTATCGTATATGAGGGAAATATCGTCAGCAATACTGACCCCGGCATCAGGACATTCACCCGATGCGCCAGCTTGAACAGTCAATATATTAAGGAGATGGCGCTTGGTGAGAACTTTGACCTTATACCAATTACGGGAGGTGGCACGGCTTCTACGTATTGGTGCGATGGGGCTTGGGATGCTTCGGTTGGTCAGCTGCTGCGCGTCGGTGGTCCTTCGAACAACGGTTCGATTTGCGGTCTTTCGGCCACGTCTTCGGATTCTGCGCTCTCGCACTCGCACACGAGTATCGGCGCTCGGCTGGCTTTCAAGGGCGCGATAAGCGAATACGAACTCGTAACGGGAGCGCAACTTGCGGCTCTTCACTGATATTTATAGGTAGTCTATTTCGATAAGGAGTAAATAATGAAATGCAAGCGGACGGAAGAAGCTGCTGAACGTCGGTGGTAATTCGAACAACGGTTCGATTTGCGGTCTTTCGGCCACGAATTCGAATAATGCGTTCTCGAACTCGAACACGAATATCGGCGCTCGGCTGAATTTAAAGGGAGACATACACTCAAAGCAGTGATTCTTCCGTCCGCTTTCTTAAACTGGAGTCTATGACAACAGAGAGAAAACAAAAGAGCGAGCCACAATCCGTGCCAGCGGAGGGAGGCATTGCGCAAGTAAGCATGGATGCCGAAAGCCCGATAGCTCAAGGTTCCCTGAAAGCGAAACGCGGCAAGCATCGCAAGGTGCGCATCCAGAGAGTATATGACTGGAGCAACCTCCGTCTTGCGTATAAAGAGGCGGCAAGGGGAAAAAACCATCATTACGGAGTAAGAAAGTTCAATAGGTATTGGTGGAAGAATATGACCGACCTGCAAGACAAACTCGTAAACGGAACATATCATACTGGTACTCCTACAATCGAAGAAAGATTCTGCGACGGCAAGGTGAGGGCATTGGCCAAATTGCATTTCAATGACCATGTTGTTCACCATGCCTGTATGCAGGTGGTTATGCCTACCCTGCTGCGTTCATACTACTATGAATCGTCAGCGAGTATCATAGGACGTGGCATACATTATTCAGTCAAGCACATCAAAAAGTTCCTCTATGAGAATAGGAATAAAGACCTTTGGTGGGCGCAGATTGATTTCGTCAAATTCTACCACCATATAAAGAGGGGGAAGATATACGAAAGATTCTGCCGTACCTTCGGTGACGAGGGAGTCAGGATGCTTTTCAAGGACATCATCTGGTCTCTTGGTAATCATAACGGCATAGAGGAGTCTGGCGGGACGGAGGGCATGGGAATAGGCTTCTATCCTGTGCAACCTCTCGTCAACTACTATATGAATGACTTTGACCGCAAGGTGGCAGCACTGAAAGGAATCAAGATGTATCGGTATTGCGACAATGTGTTGCTTGTCGGCACATCCGCAAAAGCCGTATGGGATGCTATTTTATTCGTTGATAGGTATGCTTCCGAGGTGTTATGTCAACCGATACACACAAATATCGGGGTGCAGAAACTTGACGATGTGCATCCACTGAATTTTGTAGGCTACCTGTTCTATAAAGACCACACACTCGTAAGAAAATCAACAAAAAAGAAATTCAAACTAAAGTATAAACAATATAGGGATGACCCCGAAAAGTTGAAGCGAGTCTTGTCCTCGTATAAGGGTTGGCTGATGCACGCTGACGGGTTGCACCTATGGCACACTGTTACTGGTATGCAGAGATTTTCAGACCTAAACATTGACACTACGCACATAGAGCGCGATGGTGTCCGCTATTTTGACGTTCCCACCGTAAACGCATCCTTCCTTATTAATCGCACCATCATAGTGAAGGATTTTATTGAGAACGTGACTACGAAGAATGGCGATGGGCGTATGTGCGTTCTCGTCAATGAAAACGGAACAGACAGAAAGTTCCTGACTAACAATCCCCGACTCAAGGAGATTCTTTTGAAGATACGGGAGATGAACGCGCTTCCTTTCGAGGCAACGCTTCGTTCCCGACAGATTTGTGGTAACAAGACAGATTACTATTTTGAATAATGAAAAACGAATCAAACAACAAGCTCCCACTCGTTCTCTATGAGTTGCGGACAAACCTCCTGAACTTCAATGAGCGGGAGAAGCAGATTACCGATGAATCAGGTAATGTCATCACGATGTATGTATATGACTCCTTCCGCGTGTCCAAGTCAATGGCTTACGATAGCATTGTCACCGCTATCATCCGTGACAAGTACACAGAGGCTGACGAACTGGCTATGGATCGTCAGTCCTATGCGAAGGCCGAGGATTACAAGGCATACAACGCCTATTGTGAGCAGGCAAAGGCTTGGGCGTGTGAAGCACTGGGCAAGACCTATACGCCTCTCTACGAGCCTACAAATGTCGAAATTCTAACCCAGTTGCGGACTCTTGTCAGCGGTACGGTGGAAGAACTCCCCGATGAGCAGGCGCAGAACGTCCCTGCCCTCTACGAACCGTGGAAATCGGGCGAGGATTACGTTGCTGACAACCGCAGATACAATTCCTTTGATGGCAAGCTCTATAAGTGCGTACAGGCACATCACTCGCAGGCCGACTGGAGACCCGACCTCGTTCCTGCCCTATGGGCAAAGGTGTCAACGGAAGAATGGCCCGAATGGGTGCAGCCTACCGGAGCGCAGGATGCATATTCCAACGGAGACAAGTGCTCTCATAACGGTAAACATTGGATATCTAATGTCGATGCCAACGTATGGGAGCCAGGCGTGTATGGATGGACTGAATCAGTATAATAAAATGAATTGACTATGCTTTACACTACTCTTATCTCAATTATAGTGTTCACCCTCTATCTGGGGGTGACACTACTTCGATTTCAAACAATACCCCCTTCTCTATCAGATACATATTACAAGTGGGGGACAAAAGGATGGATATTCACAATCTCTATGTGCGTGACTGCTGCGCTTATGCTCCCTGCTATGATTGCAGTGGGTGAAGGCAATGTATGGCAGTTCCTCGGATTCCTTTCGCCTGCCTCGTTGGTCTTTGTCGGTGTGGCTCCGAGATTCAAGACTGACCTTACCGAAACGAAGATACATTGCATATCCGCTTTGATATGCGGAACATCTGCAATACTATGGTGTATCCTTGCAGTGCATCTATGGTGGGTACTACTCATCAGCTTTGCGGTGATTGCAGGGGCATTCTATTTTACCTCAAGGAAGTCAATAAAGACAATTCAAGGATGCATTCACGATGAATATACCTTTTGGGTAGAAATGTGGGCCTTCTTGAGTGCATTTCTGGCCCTTTTAATCGCTTTGTGACATCCATAGTCGCCAAGCACAATATAAAAGGGTGTTCAAATACTGGTTGAACACCCTTTTATATTGTCGTTAATTTAGGTCTATTTTTGTACAAATGGTTTTGATTATTTTGTACAAATGGTTTTTGCGATTATACAAGCTTTACGAATTTATGCTTGATGACAGATTCGCTCTGACCTCTTCCATCCATACAAGCATTGTGCTGATTTCGTCTCAATTGGCAATCAATGCTGCGATTGATATAGTTCCATATGATGTTGTGAGTGATATTGATGCTTTTGCCAGACGTTTGTCAGAAAAGCGGATTACATCTACTTGCCTTAGTCCCGCCTATCTAAAACAATATGGAATTCCTGACACTCCGTATCTTACCTGCATTTCTCTAAGTTTTGAACCTTTGACCTGCTTTAATTCCGATAAGGTTATGTTATTCAATGACTATGGAATGCGCGAGACAGGAGGGGCAGTATGTGAATATCTGGTAGATAAATATTATGATATTGTTCCTATTGGAAAACCGATTCATTCGTATGAACTGATTGTCGTAGATTCGTTCGGAAAAGCTGTCCCTGATGGCGAATTGGGTGAGATCTGCGTGAATAACGAGTATTGCCGCGGC